AATGGCGGAATTGGCCATCAACCAGGAGAGCGTCTCGTGCGGCTCGTTGCTGGCGGCGAGCGCGCGGACCTGGTTGGCTGAGCGGATCCGGTTCGCCTGCATCATATAGAACGCGTCCACCAGAAAACGCGCTTCATCCGGTGACAGCGTGCGCGCGGCCCGTTTGATATCGCGCGTGAGTCGTTGGATCGCTTCAAGCCCAAGGTCGGGACGCTCCGTGCCAGTCGCTTCCGTGGTGTCATCTGTCATGGCTGCTCCTTATCAGTGATTCGCTCTGACCTTATGGTGCGCTCTCATTGAGTGACTCGCTCCCTTGATTCGGTGCCCCTCCTTCGAAATGAGCACGGGCGCGTGCGAGGCCGATCGGACGCGGCGTAATGCGCCCCCAATTGTGTTGAGGCCATTCAAGTAATCCTTGAGCGGGTCCGTCACGAGTGATGCACTTGCGGCCGTAGTAATGAACGGCGACTTCATACATCATGGCTTGCTCCTAATTTGCGCTCACATTATCTGGTGCACTCAAGCTATCTGGCTCAATCTTCGGCATTCCTTCTAGCATCTCGCGCATGATCTGCGCATAGTGTGCGAGATCACCCGCATAGCCCCAATTCTTCGGGTCCTGGGCCTGGCGTGTCTGATGTGCGTCGAGCGCGATGCGCAGCTCGCTTAAGAGTGCAAGGCAGATGGTGCGACGAGTCGCGTAGGTTTCGGCGGCGCCCTTCTTCGGCGCGTCGCGCATCGCATCGCGCTCTGCCGCAACGATGGCCGCTTCTAAGGTCGGATAGCGTCCGCCGATTTGCAGGGAGCGGCACAACACGACGTAACCGCTCGGCTCATTACCGCCTGTCTGTGTGCTGATAGTGTAGGGGCCTTGCGACCAGTGGCCGCCGACGCTCGCTCGAATCCACCCGTTGCGTGAGAGTGTCTGTGTTGCGGTCATTGCCATCTCCTTATAGAGCAGTGTAGCATAATCGTATTACGCTGCAAGCCCCAAAATACAGCCCTCCAATCCAGCTCAACACTACATCTAGTGCTCTCGCATCCTCGCAACAGACGGGTGTAGGCTCCGCGCCCATGATGCCTTTTACCGCGGAAGCGATGGTGATTGACGCGCTCGCCCAGGACTATGCGGCGGCGTGCGAGGACGTCGCGCGCTACCGGGAATTGGCGCTCGCGGCGCTCGACGAGCTGCACGAGATTCGGCAGCAGCTCGACGTGTGGAAGGCGCGGCATCAGGCGCTCGTCGAAGAACTTCGGCGCTACACGAGGAACCAAATGTAGTAAGCTCAGCCATACCGGGCGCCGATGGCCGTCGGTCGCTCGCTAGCGCGGTCTGTGCTTTTCCCACAGGCTGGCCCGGCCTTCCTTCACCTGGAAAAGAGGTGCGGCGATGCGACGATCCACATCCGTCTATTCTGACTATCGCAAATTGCTCCTGCCCTATGGCAAGTGGACATGCGCCGATGGTCGTGAAGTCCTTTTCAATCGCTCCTATATGCCAATTTGGGAACGCCATCATGGCGTGACCCGCCCCATCCTGCAATCAGAACGGGTGAAGTTCGTTCACCAAAAACACTTCTATACCGAGAGCTCCTCTCCAAAAGGATTAGTAAAACGACTCGAGAAAGTTCTCGTTGACTTCGGCGCAGCATAGGCCGTTCATGGCTACCGCGCCGGCCGTTAAACCGTTCCCGCTGGAATTCTGGAAACTCGTGAGGCAACTTGCCGTGGTTCCTACTAAATGGGTTGTCGAAGGATTGATTCCTCAAGGCGGGCTAAATTTTCTAGTCGCCAAGCCGAAGGTCGGTAAAACCACGCTCGCCCGCACACTCGCCTCGGCGATCGTGCAAGGCGCGGAATGGCTCGGCCAACCGTGCACCCCGGGCGAAGTCTGGTATCTCGCTTACGAAGGACGGCTCGCCGATCATGCGAGTCACTTTCATCAGCTCCAAGTGCCCGCTGATGCGCCGCTTGTGATTCAAGAGCAATCACCCTTCCCAGGGCATCTGCCGGCGATGTTTGCGGAAATGCGCAAGCGTCATCCCGTGCTCGTCATCATCGACCATATTCAGCTCGCCTTGCAGCTCCCGAAAATCAATGATCCTGGCCTCGTCACCATCGCTCTCCAGCCCTTCATCGAAGTCACGCGGGAAACCGGTTCGACGTTCCTGTTCAATGCGCACGCGCGGAAAGGACAACTCGGCGGCGGCGACGAAGACGCCATCGACGCCTTGGCTGGCGCCGGGGCCTTCGGCGGTGCGTGTGATACCTACATCCTGTTGAAAAAGTCCCGCGGCGGCACCAATGGCGCGTATCGCACGATCCAAACCGAACAGCGCATTGGTGACTCGCTCACGCCCACGATTCTCGTGTTCGACAAACAGGCCGGCTCCCTCAGGTTAGCGGGCGATGCCTACCTCTACCGTGCCCAGCAACTCGAACTCGAACTTTACGATGTGCTCGTGCAGGAGGGAGCACTGAGCGAGGATGAATGGTTCGCCCACGTCAAAGGCGCCACCACCGACAAACGCACCGCTCGACGCCATCTCCTCAAAGATGGACGCATCATCCGCACCGGTTCCGGCCTCCGCGGACAGCCGTATACCTATGTCACGACAGAAGTTAATTCGGGTTTCAGTTCAGGTGTCATTTCAGGTCCCATTAGTCCGCCTATTTTCCCCGTTTAGGGGTTCATTTCTCAGCGCACTCCAAAACGCCCTCTTTCGCGAAAACCCCAATATTTTAGAGGTTTCATTTCAGGGTTCATTAGAGGCCCCATTGGGGGTTTATTCGTAAGAAAACCAGAATAGACAATCGAAGACAATTCGTCGGAATTGCTCGATTCCCCGCCTCCCCAAGGCTTTGGCGGACCAACCCCCAATCTCGTTCATACCTGAAATCAATTGGTCCGCCGGAAAATCGAGACAATCGTAAGCACTTTTCAACAGTTAACTCATTCCTCATCAATGCTTTATTCGTGGTCTCAGTCAGAATATCTAACAAATAACGCAAAACCCCTAATGCGCTAAAATCGAACCAACCCGACATGCCGGGCAACCACCCGAAAAGTCGCGCCAACCTGAAACGCGGAGGCCCCGGCCGGCCGCCCGGCACGAAGAACAAGATTCCTGCGACCATCAAAGCCGCGTTCCAAACCGTTTACCATCAATTACTTAAGGAAGAGCCTGAAGTCTTTGAAGCGGCGCTCCGCCGCGGCATCACGTCGAAGAAGCCGACGGAAGCCTTTGCCTACCTCGCCATCGCCAGCCACTACGTCTACGGGAAGCCAGTCGAGACGGTGAAGCACCAGGGGGACGCCCAACACCCGATGACGGTGGTGCTCGAGCTCCACAAAACGCCGGCGCCAGACGCCAGCTCGACAGGGACACTCCCGGTCCAATTACCCACCATCAAAGCCCTACCGTAGACAGACGGCGTAGATAGGCGTAGAAGGCCCTAGGAAGCCGTCACGGAGCGCACAGGATGCGTCTGGCGCGACGAACGGCGGGCGGGTAAGGGGTAGGTGGCCCCTCGGGCTCCGTGCGTGCGGTAGACTCGCTAGTCGCCGCCCCGCTCGGGGTGTCCTTCCCGCTGTCCGTAGAACAAGCTCAACGCTAAGACGCCAGGACAAGCTGAGCCGTAGCTGCGTGTTTGGCGACTCGGCGCCGGCACGAGTCGCACTTTGGGCGGGCGCCCCATAAGCTCAGCCTGTCGCTGTTGTCGGTAGACGCGCTGGAGGAGGTTCTGCTCGCCGCGCCGTGGGTCTGTATTCATGGCGCCGCAGCCTATCGCAATCTGCGATAGCGCGCTGTGCCCTCTTGCACACTGCCCTGATTTATGCTAGGCGCTACCTGTGTATGAGTCTGCTGTTTCTATGCGCCTGGCTGTTGAGTGCCGATGTGCGGCCGCTCACACTCGCGCAAGTCTGCGGGACGAAGTGGGGGGCTGACCATAGGCACGTCACGCTTGCGATGCGTCACGCGGTCTTCGTGCGCGATCATGTGCTCTGGGCCGAACACAGCAAACTGATTATTGACCACATCGTGCCTCGAGAACTCGGTGGCGCCGATGTCCTGAGTAACCTCCAAGTGCAAACGCGTGCCGAAGCAAAGCGCAAGGACCGCGAAGAGAACCGACTGCACAAAGCTGTCTGTGCAGGACAACTGCTATTAGTCGAGGCACAAGCGCAGATGCGCGCGTGGAAGCCATGAGCCATGAGCCGATGAGCGAGCACGATGAGGTGCTCGACCGCTGCGACGAGATCGAGCAGAAAGTCGATGCTGTCGCGCACCAACTTGATGAGATCCACGCGCGGCTCGATGCGATTTTGAAACTCTTGCAATCTCTTAAGCTGCAACCAGAAAACTTGCGCACGACAGCGGAATAAGGTAACGCACATGGACGCACGCGATCCACGCGGGTTTCCCATCCAAGATGTCGGCGTGATTCCGTGGGCGCGCGGCGGATTTCGCTTAGTGGAACTGGGCTTCCTCTTATGGGGCTTCGGCGGTTTGGATTTAGCGGATCCGCGAGCCGTCGAGCAGGCCTGTGAAGTGGCGACGGCGGAGATTCTGGACGCCGTCCATGCCTGAGTGCCGCGTGACGTTTCGCGGCGTGCTCGCGGATTTTGTCGATGACCCGACACGACTCTGTAATCTTGAGGGTGCATTTCGGAGCGGCAAGACAACAGCCGCGCTGTGGAAAGTGTATCGGTCGTGTGTCGAGTATCCGGGCATCGCGTGGCTCATCTGCCGCTACTCCGACGGCGACACGCAATCAAAGCTGAGACCGGCGTGGCGCGAAGTCCTTTTCAAAGCCGGCGTGACACCCGTCTGGGATCCGGCCGCGCAGTGCGACACGCTCCCGAATGGCTCGAAAGTCTACCTCTTCGGACTGAAGACGCAGGACGAAGTCAGCCGCTACGGGAAGATTCGCGGGATGACGCTCGCGGGCATCTACGTGGATCAGGCCGAGGAGCTCCCGCACGACTTGTTCCTTGAGCTCATTGGTCGGCTCTCGCAAAATGGGATGCCGCACCAGTTGCTGTTGACGCCGAATCCGCCAGACGAGAATCACTGGTTGGCGCGCGAATTTCCCGAGACGAATCACCTGAAGGACCGGCGCTATTTTTCCGTGCCCATCTATGCGAATGCGCACAATCTGCCGGAAGAAGCGGTGCGCGGCTTGGAGCAGGCGTATCCCCCGGCGCACCCGAAGCACCGGAGTGCGGTCCTCGGCAAACGCGGCTTGAATGTCATCGGGCAGCCGGTGTATGGGGGCGATCCCGAGCGCGGGCTGGCGCCGATGTTTAACCGCGCACTCCATGTCCGACGACTCGCGATGAATCCGCAGTTGCCGCTGTGCGAGAGCATTGACTTCGGGAAGCACCATCCCTGCTGTATTTGGGGCCAATTCACGCCCTACGGAGGCCTACATCTACTCGGCGGCGTCATGGGGCAGAAC